TCCTAAAGAATTGATAAGCGAATGTAAGGTTAACGGCCATCACTTCTCCACTACCAATCATTGAGTATCCAATATCACCGGCTTGTACAGGAAAAACACCAAATAGCTTATATGTACGCAACACTTCAAACTTAGTATCTAATTGAGCTAAAGTAATGGTGCTATTGTTATGAATGACACCATCACCTACTGAAGTTTCATCGTTAAATGTTTCAGTAATCCAATTTTCTAAAGCAACACGTGAATTAGTTGTCGCATCACAATAGAAGTCAATACCAAACGCATCGCTGTTATTATAAGAAACTGTACCAGGGATTCGGAAGGTAAACCCGTTGTAAGGGACCTCCTTAGGAGAGATCTGCTTACCGGGCAGTACTGCCGCCGTTGCGTATACTAAGTCATCCTCAGTAAACACAGGTACACCTTTGTTGGAGACATCTAAGACACGAAACTGAAAGTCACGTGTAAAGTCTCTTGTTTGAGCTACCTTATAAAAGTCCTGTATAGTTTGTTTAATATCAGCCATGATGTTATAATTATTTAGGGTTTACTTATTATTATTGACCTACAATTTCTTCAAAATTAACATCTGTGTTAACAGCGTAGAAATTAACTAATATAAACTCTGCAGCACGAACTGGTTTCAAGTAGATGTCTACTCGTAACTCGTTCTGGTCAATAACACTGCCAGGGTTATTCCGATCATCACAAACAATAAGGTAATCATATACACCTTCTGTCTGTTTTGCGTTTTCAAATATTGGTGTTAAAGTATTAACAACTCTGTTCCTTGTTAAGAACGTATTAGGCTCAAAAACAAAGAACTTAAGGGTCTCTCTCGTTCTCTTCTCAAGGTCGAGGAACAAGCGACGTACATTAACTCTATCAAAGGCAGTTGGCTTACGTTGTAATGTCTTCTGACCAAATACAACAATACCTTCTGCAGGGAATTGAGTAACTGGGTTAACTGCAATTCTATATAATTGATCTCTTTGACGTTGAGTTGGGCTTACTGCGATGTCATTTACACCTGTAACAACTCCTCTGTTGAAACCAGCTGGTGCAAACCATGGTGCAAAGTTAGCATCGTTTTGAGCATAAATCTTAGCAGCAACACCAGAGAACGGAATCCATATCTGATTGTCACTTGTACCATCATAAACCTTAGCCCAGTTACCATAAACAGTAGCAAAGTTACTGTTTGCGAATCCGAACTGATGACGTAACGGCCAGTAAACATGCTTGCTAAAGTTTTTAGATTTATCATCTAATACTTTACCTCTTGATCCTTGTACAACTAATGGTTTCAATACATCAGCAATAAAGATATGATCTTTTCTTGTATTGCGCGCAAATGCTTCAAATCTATTAAAGATTGTTCTGTAATTGTCTCTCAGAGCAATCTCATTTGAAGCTGTCATATTATCGCTAGTAGCATAGAATCCAGTATCACTGAGAGTTACATATTCAGTGTCGTCATAAGCACTATTAGTCTGAGTTTTACTAACTCCGAAAATTGTACCTAAACCAGCTTCGATACTTACATCAATTGGAAGTAAATCTACGTTAGAAGCAACGTTAAATATACGATCTAACTTATCAGGAACACTACCAATATTTTTTGAAGTATTGTTATTTACATCTGTATATGTACCTAAGCTCACAAGAGCTGGGTCTTCACTAAATCCATCTGCACCATTGTCGGACAATAATAATCCGTGGGTCACTGCTGCATTGTTTACTCCTACTTGAGAGTTTGCAACACGTACAAATTTAGTTGGAGCATCCCCAGCAGTAGAGTTCCAATCTCCTGCGTTAGTAGAAATATTAGGATTAACCTTAATGACTACGTTAGGTGAACTATCATCTTGATCCCCAATAAAGAATGATTTTCTCTGACCTCCGTTTTCGTTCTGAATCTTACGGAAGGAGTTAAGAGAACCTGTATACCCTTCGGCTAAGAAGTTTGTAAGTTCTAAGTCTGTATTTGCAAATGGGGTGTTACGAACTTTAAACACACCAATTGAAATTGTATCAATAAACTGACCACCGTCAATATCAAACTTACTAAAGGTTTGTAATGTTTTACTTACGCTCGATTTCTCTGAGGTAGGAGTAGAACTTAATGAGAAGTCATACCTTGATGTAGGTACAGTAGAAAAGCTCGAAGGAGCTGTTGAGGTTGCGCTAGAAGTTACTGCTTTAACACTTCTAATTAAATCATGATTTGATCCCGGGTTAACAGTGCTATTGTCTGTCACGCCAACATAATACCCTTCGAACTCATTATTAGTACCAACTTTAGCTTTATTAAGAATAATTAAACCTGCATTACCTAGGTCATCTACACTAACGGTTTGGCCAGGAGTGTCGTTCCATGTGTATTGTTCGTTAGAAGCAGATAAATATTGCTCTCTAGTTAATTCTATGTGTGTAGGATTACCGAGAACGTAATAATTTGCAGCGCTTAAACTAGTAGTACCAGCTATCTGAGCAGATAGAGCGACTCCTGCTAATACTGTATTACCAGAGAGATTTGCATAATCAGACCCACTAAGTGTCAAAGTAGTCGCGGTTGAAGACACCGTAGCGCTTGCAGAAGTATAAACTATATTACCATCTGAGTCTTGAGAAACAATTTCAACCATCGCTAGGCTAGCGTGGGAACTGGCAGCTGGATAAGTACCATCCTGGGAGAAAGTAGCTGATAATCCACCGTTATTCGTAACAGTACCGGATAAGGTAACCACATTTGCGGTAGAAACTGGATAAACAAGCGCGCTATATTTTTCAGTTGTGAGCCCGCTCCCTTCCCCGTAAGGTAATCTAGAGACGAGTACATTTGCATCACTATCAAAGACTTGCTTAGTTGAGTGATAAAAATATCTTTCAGCTGCGTTCGTCGGCTTGCCGTAAATTTCTTCAAACTCGGCAAACGTTCCTACATTAAAAATTTCATCTACAGGGCCTTGATTGGCAAAACCTGCAATAAAAACACTTGTTCCAACGGGTGCAGCGGGCCGTTGTGTTAAGTCTATTTCTCGGATTTCAACTCCAGGTGATTGTATAGTTCTTCTACTCATAGTAAACCTTTACAATTATTTATTATTTCTCAGCCTAAAAAAGTAGTTGATTTGGGGAAATAGACACTATAATATAAATATATGAAAGGTATCATTCTCGCCGGTGGTACTGGATCTAGAGTTTGGCCATCAACAAAAGTAGTTTCTAAACAACTCTTACCAGTATACGACAAGCCTACAATTTACTATCCTCTTTCTACTTTAATTAAGTTAGGTATAAAAGATGTAATGATTATCACGAACGGAGCAGCTTTTCCTCATTTACTTTCTTTGTTTAAGCAAGAAGACGGAAAAAGTAATCCATATCTTGGAATTAATTTTACTTTCAAAATTCAAACAGCGCCGAGAGGTATTGCTGAAGCGTTAATTATCGCCGAAGAATGGCAAGGTGAAGATGACGTATGTTTAATTTTAGGAGATAATATTTTTACAGGTATAGAGCCATTTAAGTGGTCAAAAGAATGTGGAGCTCATGTTGTGGGTTATAGAGTATCTAATCCTTGTGACTATGGTGTAATAGAAACAAATTACAGTAACGGTCGTAGAGGAGTCAGATCAATAGAAGAAAAACCTATGGATCCAAAAAGTAATATCGCAGCGACTGGAATTTATTTTTATGATAAGACTGCTGGAGAAAGAGCTAGAAACCTTACACCATCTGCTAGAGGAGAATTAGAAATTACCGATCTAAATAAAAGTTATTTGAGCGATAACTTGTTGTGCTACAGTGAGTTAGATAGTAACTACGCTTGGTTTGATACTGGAAATCCAGACGATTTGTTTGCAGCTTCTATGTATGTCAAGTCAATACAGGATAGAACTCAGACTATGATTGGTTGTATAGAAGGAGAAGCATACAAGCAAGGATTTATAACTCGCGACGAATTTAGAAGTATAAAGAATAGTATGCCTAGTTGTAGTTATCAGACAAATATGGTAATGAGTTACTTTTTAGATTAACTTAGCTTCTATACGAGTAAATTCGAAAGTAGCAGAAGCTCCAATTTCATCTGTATTATTATAGTTCCATTGTATCTCAGATAAACTTGTAGGGAACGCTCCGATATAATCCCATTGTATCTTTCTGTTCTCGTATTCATCTAATCCAAAAACAGTTAAGTTAGAAGAATAAACTGGCATGACTTTTCCAGGTTGGTGATACTTTATAATTTCATCTTCATTAACTGTACCTTTTTTGACATCGTTTAAAACGTCTAGCCATTTATATATAGCCCAGTAATTGTTATACTCTGTGTCTATTTTAAAAGTAATATTAAGAGAGGAGTAAGCTGGTCTAGCATGTGAACTAACTTTTATACTTTGAGAACCATAAGGCACGGTTTGTTCGGGTACACTTATTGCAGGAGTTACCGCGCCAGCGATACTAATTTCAAAATTGTTTGGCATTACTCTATTATTATTGCGAGTAATATTGTCGGTGATATTTTTAATACCTTCTGGTAAATTCAATACTAAGATGAATTTATCTTGTCTATTTTTATTCAGTGGTGATTGATTCATACGCGTGTCCAACCTTCAGCTTCTAACATCTCCATATCCGATGGGTCGCCGTTGCCAAAAATATTTATGTCTTCAAAGTGAACTGGGTGAGGGTTCCAACCGTCATCTATATTTTGTAAACTATAATCTTGGAGAAAATTACTAAACTTTTGATCTACATATGCCCCTAGTTCTAATCGAGCAGGTCTTTGGTTTCCATCAATTTCTAATACACTATAATAGCGTTGTACTAAAGTATTGTCTAATATTAATAATGCCCATGTAAGAGCCATGACTCTATCGTCAAATTCATAACCAGGTTGCGCAGCCCACGAACCGTTAGGATATCTTACAAAGTTTTTAAGCTCTTCGACGGTTTTTTTCGAATTAAATTTAACACACTTTAATTCGTTAACCCAGTATCTCATATTAGTAATACCTTTATATTTTGTATTTGTATGAGCATATACTCCAAGTCTATCATATTTTACTTGTCCGACTTTAGGAGAATAATTAACTATATTTCTATAATTGTATTGATGGAATAGGTTATCTACTACCTGACTACCACAGTTATTTCTTTCTATTAATACGGGAGGTGTTCCCCAGTGGTAACAAATATCTCGTACCTTAGTAGTAAATTCGAACGGGTTAATCTCATTGCTAGCGTATTCCGCAACTTGAACTATATTTTGTAGATCAGTGATATCTAATACTTGTATGGCGCTATAGTTTTGCTGAACACCTTCTGCAACATCTACTCCTATTGTATATAAATGACCATTATTAGGTTCATCCCAGATACTATAACAACCGTCTTCAAACAAATGTTTAGGATCCCTTGTCTCACTATCGAGCTTAGCGTAGAATGCTTCATCAATAAAAGAGTCACCGGTA